GCGCATAGAGGGGCGCCCGCGGGCATCAACGGCTAAGGACGGCCGCAACCACCGACCTCTCTCGTTCAAGGAAAGAACGACATGCCCCTCAAGAAGCTGGAGAACCGCATCAAGCCCGGTGTCGAGCTCGCCAAGGTCGACGCCATCAAGACTCTCGTCGAGATTCAGGACCGCGTCGAGGAGCTCGTCGAGCGCGAAGGCAAGGTGTCCGACGAGGAGATGCCCAAGCTCGTCGAAGGCCTGAAGGTCGCCAACGACAAGCTGGCCGAGCACGACCGCGTCATCAAGGCCAACACGCGCACCCTCGGCGGCGACGGCGCGCTGTCCATCCCCTACGTGCAGCGCCTGGTCCCCGAGGACACGCGCATCGACCGCACGTTCTTCAACCTCATGCAGCTCACCCCGCACGAGCTCCGCTTCGGTGCCGCGGCGAAGGACATGCCCAAGGGCACCGGCGCCGCGAGCATGCAGGCCACCGCGCGGGCGGCCGAGGACTACACCGACTCCGCCATCCGGGAGCTCCAGCGGCTCAACGACGAGATGTTCATCGCCGACATGCTGCTGAGCGGCAAGGGCGACACGCCGTACGCGCGCCTGAGCCTCGATCCCGGCGTCCGCATGAAGTCGCTCAAGTCGTGGGCGCGGTGGGAGAAGCTGAGCACTCAGTTTCAGCGCGACCTCATCACCACCACGACCACGCTCGGTGGCAACTGGATTCCGACCCAGCTCTCGGCGCGGCTGTTCGAACTCATCCAGCCGGAGCTCCGGGTCGCGGCGCTGTTCCAGTCCATCGACATGCCGAACAAGGTGTTCGAGCTCCCGGTGATGGGCGCCGACATGATCGCGTACCTCATCGCCGAGGCGCAGACGATCAGCACGTCGGACATCACCACGAACAAGACCACGTTCACCGCGGTCAAGCTGGCCACCCGCACCCTGGCATCGACCGAGGTGCTGGAGGACACGGCCATCGCGATGGAGCCGATGGTCACCGCGCAGATCGCGAAGTCGATCAGCCGGGGCATCGAGGATGCGATCATCAACGGCGACACGGCCGGCTCCCACCAGGACTCGGACGTGACGTCTGGTGCGGACCGCCGGAAGGCGTGGGACGGGCTCCGGAAGCACGGGCTCATCTCCAGCATGCCCAAGGTGGACCTGTCGACCTTCACCTCGACCACGCTCCTGTCGATGAAGTCCGGCATGGGCACCTACGGCGTCATCCCGAGCCAGGGCGCCTGGATCGTCGGCTTCAAGGGCTACATCAAGCTCATGGACGCGGGCCAGTCCTCGCAGCCCAGCATGTTCCTCACGCGCGACAAGTACTCCTCGCCGACGCTGGAGAGCGGTGAGATCGGCCAGATGTTCGGCAGCCCGGTGGTGCTCACCGAGTTCATGCGCGAGAACCTGAACGCGTCGGGTGTGTACGACGGCACCACGACCACGAAGACGGCGATGTTCTACGTCAACCGCGAGGGCTTCGCGCTGGGCCGCCGGCGTGACATCAGCATCTCTCGGAGCGCGGAACAGTTGATCGACAAGGACCAGATCGTGTTCACCGGCACGTGGCGCGGACACTTCCGCGACGTCTACGCGACGGCCGGGGCGGCGAACAAGACGGTCAGCGTCGGATACAACTTCGCGTAGCAGTGCAGAGCCCTCTGGCCTGGGACCGGTGGCGGCTCCGTGCAAGGAGTGAACGGGCACGCCGCTCCGGTCCCATCAGGGGGATCGACAGAGGGGTGAAATGAACGCAGAGATCGTCGAGCGCGCCGGGTTCGAAGGTGCCGTCTCGGAGTTGCAAGCGGTGCTGAGCGCGCGCCCCGAGCCCGGTGGCGACGTGACCGAGTGGGCCGACAATCTCCGCGAAGCCAACAACCGGCTGGACAAGTACCTGCGGCAGCCCGAGCCGCAGCTTCGCCTTCGAACGCCACTGCGCTCGCCCGACCCGCGCGTGGACGCCCGGTACTTCAACCTGATGATGCTCAACCCCGGCGAGCTCCGCAGCATCGCGCAGCCCGGCTGGGCGGCACGCGTTGGCCCCGAGCAGATGCACGAGGACCTGCGCGAGCTGAACGACGAGCTCATCTGGGCCGACCTCCTCATGTGCGGGCGCGGCAGCACGCGCTACGCCTGCCTGAGCGGCAACCCTGCGGTGCGCATGAGTACGCTGCGGCGCTGGCGCGACTGGGAGCTCCTGTGCGGCGACTACGCCCGCGCGCTGAGCATCGGCACCTCCACCTCCGGCGGCAACTGGGCGCCGACGCTGATGAGCGCGCGCCTGCAGGACTACATCGCCCCCGAGCTCCGCGTGGCGCTGCTGTTCCGCCAGGTGGACATGACGGCGAAGACGTTCGACAACCCGGTGATCGGGCTCGACCTCCAGGGCTACTACGTGGCCGAAGCGGGCACCATCCCCACTAGCGACCCGACCACGCTGAAGGCGACGATGACCGCGGCCAAGATCGCGGCGCGCTGCATCGCCTCCGGAGAGGTGGACGAGGACACCGCGGTGGCCATGGCCGCGACGCTGCGCAGCGACCTGGGCATCGCGATCGGTCGCGCCATCGAAGACGCCATCATCAACGGGGACACGGACGTCAACTCCGCCAGCGCCACCGACCTGGACATGCAGTCCAACTCGCAGGCGGTATCCACCACCGCCAACGGCACCACGACCCTGACCACGGCGGCGAACTACTACACCTCGAAGGTCGCTCCCGGTGACGTCATCACCGGCGGCTCGCCGGCTCCTTCGGCGGGGACCACGGTCGTCTCCATCACGTCGTCCACCTCGCTGGTCATGAGCGCCGCCATCACCGCGGGCTCCGAGCCGCAGTCGCGCACCTTCGCGCGTCCGTCCACGCTGGCCAACCACGCGCGGCTGGCCTGGAACGGGCTTCGTGAGAAGGCGCTGATCAGCAACATGCCGAACCAGGACCTGAGCACCATGTCGCTGGCCAACCTGGTGACGCTCAAGAGCGCGATGCAGCGGTTCGACGGAGCGCCACCGCGCACGGCGTGGATCGTCGGCTACAAGGCCGCGGACTCGATCTTCAATTCCGCCACGGGGCCGGTCGGCTTCATCCCGGTGAGCAGCCTGGGTCCGAACGCCAACCTGCTGCCGGGGCAGATCGGCGAGCTCCTCGGCTCGCCCGTGATCCTCAGCGACCTGGTGCGCCACGACGTGGACAGCACGGGCAAGAACGTCGCCGACACCACCACCGACACCAAGACCACGCTGCTGGTCGTGTGCCGGGACGCGTTCCTGTTCGGGCGCCGGCGCGACATGGTGATCCAGCGCGCCGCGCAGACCGCCCTCGACCTCGACCAGGTGAACTACTCGGCCACCTGGCGTGGCTCGTTCGTGGAGGCTCTCCCCACCGCGGCGGCGGCGAACAAGATCGTCGGCATCGGGAGGAACATCTGATCCTCGGCGTGATGAGCGTCTACAACGAGGCCCCGTTCGTCGAGGAGGCCGTGCGCAGCCTGCTCAACATCGCCGACATGGGTCTCGTGCTCGACGGAGCCACCACGGAGTACTCGTACCGCGGCGCGAGTACCGACGGCACTCCGGACATCGTCGGTCGCCTGCGGGCACAGGGCCTGCCGGTGCAACTGATCACCGTCGCTGACGTGGACGAGTGCTCCAAGCGGACCGCCTACCTCGTGGCCAACCCCGGCGACTGGTACTTCGTTCTGGACGGCGACGAGCTCGTCACCGACGTGGCCAAGCTGCGGCTGTTCCTCAAGGACACCGACGCCGACGTCGTGCGCATCTCGCTCAACCGATGGGACGGCCTCAGCTACATGGTGCCGCGCGTGTTCCGCCACAGGAACGGCCTGCGCTACGGCAGCCACCACTCGTACATCGTCGACGCCGACGGCTTCTGCTACCTGTCGCACAACGAGGAGCTCGACCACCCGTACGGCAAGGTCGTGGACTACCCGGACTGCCGCATCGAGCACCGCCATCACCTGCGCGATGAGGCCCGCAAGCTCGCCAAGGGCGAGTACCACCGCAAACTGCAGGAGATGCCCCGATGAAGCTCAAATGGACAGGGAAAGAGGCGTTCCACTACCACGGAGAGTTCCGCGCCAGCGACATCCACCTCGCCGAGGGGTCGGTGATCGAGAACCCCAACGCGGAGACAGCCGACGCGCTGCTCGCGGCGGGATGGGTCAACGCGGAAGAGGTCGTGGCCGTAGCCGAGAAGCCCAAGACCAAGGGAGGCTTCTAGCGGATGGGGTCCTAGCGGCTTCTGGCGGCGCGGGGTGCGGCCCCCCGCCTGACGGTTGTCGCGAAAGACCCCGCCCGCAGGGAGCGGCATGGCACTCGAAGACGCGCTGTTGCGGCCCTGGGCTCTGACGAACCTTGACACCGCCCGCGAATACATGAAGCTCAACGACGCGGCGGATGACACCAAGCTCATCCTCGCGGTGAACAAGGCCAGCGGAAGCATCAACCGCCGCACGCGCCGCATGCTCAAGTCGATGCCGTACACCAGCCCGGTGACGGTGAACAACATCAACGGCAACGACGCCAGCACGACCATCTCCACCACCGACAACTTCGACTCCGTGCGCGACCGCATGATGGTCACGGGAACCGGCGTCCGCCCGGGGACGTTCGTGCTCCAGGTGGTGGACTCGACCACGATCGAGCTCAACGTGGCCCCGGAGACGACGCCCTCGCTCGCGACGTTCGTGTTCTCCGGACTGGGGCCGAGCGTCATGGACGGGCGCGGCACCGACACGGTGCGCCTGCCCGAGTACCCGACGACGGAGGTGCTCTCGGTCTCATCGCGCGCCAGCGACGGCAGCTTCAGCGCCATGAGCACGACGGGCTACCTGGTGGGCGCCAGCGGCATCCTGACCCTGCCCGGGGACGTCCTGTCGCAGGGGAGCGAGAACGTCTACGTGGAGCACGTCAGCGGCCTCTTGCCGGGCCGCCACGACAGCCAGCTCGACGCCCTCGAAGGCGCATGCCTCCGCCTGGTGCAGGTGATGATGATGGACGAGGAGACGCCGGTCGGCCGCGGCACGGGCGTCAACGTGCAGGGCTTCGGCTTCAGCTTGATCGACTCCGCCATGCCGCGCGATATTGCCGCCATCGTGGACACGTTCAAGAGGTGGGTGTGATCAAGATCACCGTCGACGGCGCGGCGCAGTTCCGCCGCAAGCTCAGCAGCCTGTCCGGGCTCACCGGGCAGCTCGCCCCCACCATGCGCGCGGCGACCATCATGCTGGAGCGCGACATCAAGCTGAAGGGGCTCACCGGAAAGAAGGGCTGGGACCCGTTCTTCGGCGTCACCGGTGCCAGCGGCGACGCCCTTGGTTCGCGCTCCGGCGATACGCGGCGCAGCGTCACCAGCGAGGTGGTGGTCGCACCGTCGCGGCTTGTCGGTGTGGTGGGGAGCCCGAGCAAGTCGCTGCGCTTCCACGAGCACGGCGGCTCGATCAAGGGCAACCCGTGGCTGGCCATCCCGCTTGCCGCGGTGCAGACCAAGGCCGGGGTCGCGCGCGCCACCCCGCGCATGTTCCCGATGGCGTTCTGGTTCACCAGCAAGGCCGGGCGGCTGTTCCTGGCCATGCGCGGGCGCGGCGGCGAGCTCATCCCGCTGTTCCTGATGAAGCACAAGGTGCGCATCCGCGCGCGCCACGTGTTCGAGGCTGCGCTCAAGCGGACCAAGTCCAAGATCGACAAGCTCTTCGACGACGCCGTGAAGCTGCGGGTGAGCCGGTGACGCCGGTCGCCAAGGTGAACCGCATCGCGGACAACCTGGTGCTGCTCCTGAAGGGGATCGACGCCAGGCTCTCCCCGCTGGACTGGGTCACCAAGCCGCGCACGGTGGAGCGCGGGCTCAAGGGGATCGCCGTCACCAACCGCCCGGGCCTCCTGGTGCAGGTCGGCCCATGGGAGGACTCGCTCTTCAGCGGTGGGCGCCACCGCGTGAACGGCCGCATCTGGGTTCACTGCTTCGAGGACACCGAGGCCGGACTCAACAACCTGGTGCGCGACGTGCTCAAGGCGGTGACCCAGGCCGAGGACGACAAGCTGGGCGGCGAGGTCATTGTTTCGTACCTCAATGCAACGTACACTCCGGACGCAAGCGAGGGGACGCTGGCCGCCGCAACTCTCGATATCGGCATGCTGTGGGAATGGGAGCACACCGCTCCCTAACTGACCTGGCCGCGGTGCGAGAGGTGAGGTGACATGGCTGTCGCCATCGGCAACAAGTCGTTCGTTCAGTTCGGCGTCGAAGGCACGTACGGCACCAACGCCCCGTGCACCGGCTACCGGATGGAGATCATCTCCGCCAACATCGACCCGGTCATCGGCACCATCCCCAGTGCGAGCCTGTACCAGGGCGCCTCGCGCCGCGCCATCAACCAGGGCGGCCTCTTCTACCAGGGCAAGATCGTCATGGAGGGGCGCTACTACGGGATCGGTCGCCTCCTCCGCGCTGCGTTCGGGGCCGTGGCCACGTCCGGCTCGTTCACGCACACCTACACCGAGGCAACTGCCCCACCCAGCCTGACCATCGAGCTCGGCGAGGGCGACATCCCCGCCGGCACCGTCAAGCGCGCCCTGGGCTGCGTGGTCACCGACTTCAGCGTCTCCTGCACCGCGGGCCAGAACGAAGACGCGCAAGCAACGGTGGAGATCGGCATCGCCGCGAAGACCGTCTCGCTCGGCGCCACGCCAGTCGCGCTGTCGTATCCCAGCGCAGCGCAGTCGAACCCGTGGCTCTTCCACCAGTCCACGAGCGTCACCAACGACGGCTCGGGTGACACCCAAGCGAACCAGCGCGTGCACGAGGTCAAGCTCACCGTCACCAACCCGTACGCGCTCGACCGCTTCTACTTCGGCTCGCTCACGCCCGACTCGCCGATCCGCAACGACTTCCTCGAAGCGAAGTGGGAGTTCACCTCCGACTACCAGACCACGGCCGCGCTGACCGCGGTCCCGGCGTGGACGGTCACCCAGCCCGCGCTGAAGTTCCAGAGCGGCTCGGACACGGTGGAGTTCCGCAGCGTAGAGGCGCACATCACCAACTACGGCAACCCGGTCGAGGGGTATGGGCCGATGGTGATGAAGATCACGCACGAGGCGTACCGCAGCGGTACCAACAGCGACAGCAGCGCGGTGAAGTGCATCCTGGTGAACACGGACTCCGCCGCCACCAACGGCGACACCTCGCCCTAGCACAGGAGGGCCGCATGGACGAACAGAAATGGCTCGAACAACTCACCCGCTTCGTGGAGCTGCCGGGCACGGACCTCAAGGTCCGCATCCGGCGCCTGCCGCTGGAGACGATGATCGGCCTGCCGGCGCGGTCCAAGGGGCTGGACGCGGAGGACCCCAAGGCGATCGCGCTCTACCGCGAGGTGGCGCAACTGGGAGTGGTCTCGCCGCGCTTCTCGTTCGACCGCAGCGACCCCTCGCAGCTCCTGTGGGACGACCTGCCGCTGGACATGCAGATCGCCGTAGTGAACGCCATCATGACCATCAGCACGGAGGGAAGGGAGGCGGCCGAGACGGCAGCAGGCACCTTTCGACGCGAAGGGGAAGATGGGGTTCGAGATGGGCGCGCTGGCGTACGACCTGATCAAGCTCGCGTCGATGCCGAATCCCCCGTCGAGGCTGCTGGGCCATGAGGACTGGTCTCCCTACGCGCGGCTGATCTTCGACCGCCACGTCCTCCACAAGGCGACTGAGTTCGAGAACAAGGTCACGAAGGCCGTTCGCGAGGGCATCAACCCGATGGTGCTGGCGAGGGACTAAGTGGCCACCAACGTCATCCAGGCGAAGCTCGAACTCGTCGACAACAACTTCGCCTCCAAGCTGCGCGACGACGAGAACGCGCTCAAGCGCTTCGAGAACGCAGCGCAGAGCGCCGGCGCGAACTTCAAGGAGTCGTTCGTCTCGGGGCTGGCCGGTGGCCTGAGCGTGGAGGTGTTCCACCAGCTCGAAGAGGTCGCCACCGAGGCCTTCCACAAGATGATCGAGGTCGCCTCCGAGCTCGGCCACGCGCTGCGCGACGCCGGCAACGAGGTGCAGGACCTGACCAACCTGTCGGAGAAGACCGGCGTCTCCGCGCAGGTCCTCGAAGGGCTGGCGCTCCGCTTCAAGGAGAGCCGCGTCGAGGTGTCGTCGCTGAACGTCGCCATGCGCTACCTGAACCGGCGCATCGCCGAGGGCGACCAGGTGCTCAAGTCGCTCGGCATCACGACGACGGACACCTGGGAGGCGTTCCTCCAGCTCTCCGAAATCTTCCACAACGCGCCGAAGAGCGCGGACAAGTCCACGGTGGCCATCAAGGCGCTCGGCCGCGCCGGCACCGAGCTGATCCCCGTGATGAACCTGGGGCGCGAGGCGATGGAGCGGTTCATCGAGTCCGCCGAGCAGACCGGCACCGTGTTCAGCCCGCAGCAGCAGGAGAACCTGAAGAAGCTGCAGGCTGAGTTCTACCGCACCGACCGCGCCGTGCGCGCGCTGCACATCTCCATCGTGGGCGGGCTGGCGCCGGGCTTCCTCAAGCTGGAGCAGGCCATCGTCGGGCACGCGCTCACCGCCATCGAGGAGTTCGCGCGGCGCATCGCCACCATCTCGCTCATCTTCGCCAGCCTCCCCGGAGTGGGGCCGTTTTTCAAGCAGATCGTTGTGGAGATGGGCAAGCTGTTCAAGGAGACGGAGAAGTTCCGGGAGATTCTGCAGCCGCCAGCCGACCTGATCGGCCCCGAGATTCCTGCGGAGATCGAGGCCAACCTGGAGAAGATGCGCGCAGCCCGGGAGGCGCTCGCGCGCGCCGCTCGGGAGCAGAAGGAGGCGCAGCGCAGCCTGCAGCAGCTCCTCAGCGACATCCAGCGCAACACGCTGGCCGCGGGGCCGGAGGAGTTCCTCAACAAGCGCACGGTGGGCACGGTCGACCCGCTCGCCGGGAAGTTCGAGAAGCTGAAGGAGATTCCTCTGCTCTTCTCGCCCGGCGTCGAGGCCATGCAGAAGTTCCGCGCCCAACTGGAGGAGCTCGGCGACCGCTCGCTGGTCCAGGCGAACATCCTCACCGAGGCGCTCGGCACGCTCCTCGGCGGCCTGCAGTCGTTCTTCGAGGCCGTCCTGACGGACTTCCGCCAGATCGGCAACGTCATCGTCAGCACCGTGCGCTCGATCATCGCGCAGGTCCTGGCGGAGTTCGCCAAGCTGGCCATCGTCAACTTCCTCAAGACCTTCATCGGCGGCTTCGGCATCCCGGGCTTCGGCTTCGTCGGCTCGCAGCTCCTCGGCGGCGTCGCGGGCACTGACAGCGCGAGCGGCATCGTCGGCACGAACAGCAGCGGCGTGATGGCCGGTCTCACGCGCGCGGTCAACGACCTGACCCGCACGCTGCGCACGGACGAGGCGGTTCGCGTCGACCGCGAGAGCTTCGTCGACACCGTCGGCAACGCCATCAGCGAGCAGGACCGCCGCCGCGCGATGGCGACGGGGTTCTAGGTGGCGGTCAAGGCCTACCTGGAGAACGCCATTGGGCGCTCGGGCTGCGTGCTCAAGAACGGCACGGGCGGTTCCTCCCCCGACCTGGACGAGAACCCCGACTGGCCGACGCGGTATTCGCTCATCCGCGACCGCGGCATGGTGTGGCGCGCCCAGGCACTCGGCGGTGGCCCCGCGGGCGGGACGTACCAGTTCGACTACGACTTCGGCTCCGCGGTCAGCATCGGCGCGGCGGGCTTCATGAACCTGCGCGCCCACCCGGCCACCGTCATCCCGAGCACCATCACCGTGCAGGCGTACTCGGGGTCTAGCTACCCGCCCGGCACCACCACGTCGCTCAACCTGAGCGCCATCAACTCGAACAACCTGAAGGAGTTCACCCCGGTGTCCGCGCGCTACTGGCGCGTCGAGGTGAGCGCCATCGACATCGACACCAACCCGCTGGAGATCAGCGGCAAGCCGTGGCTGGTCGAGTCGGCCAACATCACGACGCTGATCAACCCGAACGCGCCGGAGTCGCGCGTGGTCAGCAGCGTGGCCCGCGTGGAGGTCCCGCTCGGCGGCGGGTCCCGACACAGCTACGTGCCCGACAACCAGCTCCGAGCCAACCTTGCGCGCACGGTGCAACTGGAGTACCCGATCGGCGACGGCACGCTGGTGACCTACCTGCGGGACACGGTGGCCCAGCGAAGCACTCGCGTGGTGTTCCTGGACTACGAGGGCGGCTACGTGGAGGCGGACGTTCCGGACGACGGGTTCGCCTGGGGCAGGGTGTTCGGACCCGCCAACCGCACGTCGCTGCCACTGGTGGCGGCCACGTGAGCGACATCATCGTGTCGGGGCGCAACTGGCTGACCAGCATCCCCCCGGTGTCGGGAGTCCGTCCGGTGATCAACTCGACGCCGAACGAGGACGCCGACTTCCCGCTGGCGAACATCCTGCACCCCAGCCGGGAGAAGTTCTGGAAGTGCGCCAGCACGCCGCCGAGCTCGGTCAACGTCGACCTGGACCTGGGGACCAGCACCACGTTCAGGACCTTCGGCGTGATGCGGAACCGGGTCCACAGCGGTAGCGGCATCACTAGCGTCGAGGTATTCACCGCCACGGGGACTACGTATCCCCCGGGCGCGTGGACTTCGCGCGGCACCATCACGCTGACCGGGGCGGACAACGACAAGGCGCTCGACATCAGCGCCGTCACCATCCGCCAGGTGCGCTTTGCCGTCGCCGCCTCTGGGCGCTTCTCCTGTCGCTTCTGGGTCGGGCGCAGCGCCACCAGCGACTACGTCGCCATGGGCAGCGAGGGCGCCGCGGTGACCGAGGGGATCGTGCGCCCGCGCGCGGCAGCGAAGTCTACCTACCTCGGGGAGCTCACCTACCTGGAGATGTCGAACGCCGTGCGCCGCCGCTTCGGCTTCTCCCACGAGATGGTCGCGACCACCGCCAAGAGCGTGTGGCAGGGCTCGCTGAACAAGACGCTGTTGATGCAGTACTCCGACGGGGTCTGGTACGAGTGCGTGCACGCCCAGCCGGCGTTCTCCACCACGCGCATGCCGGGCTCGACCGCGCTCGACACCCACGGGGTGGTGCTGGAGACGCTCCCGTGAGCGCGACCACCACCTTCCTCGACGAGGCGCGCCGCACCGACGCTCAGGTGGCCTGGCTGGTGAAGGTCTACCTCGGTGAGCCGACGACGCGCACGCTCTACCTCGGCATGTCGAGCTTCGACACCCCGGACGGGCGCACCTGGGAGGCGGCGGTGACCGGCATCGGCGACATCGTCCTGCCGGGCGGCTTCCTCTCCACGGGCGTGGACGACGTGGGCTCGGCCAGCTTCAAGCTCGCGTCGCGCGCGTCGCTGTGCTGGCAGGCGCAGGACAAGAACGTCACCAACCTGTTCTCCGACTTCCGCTGGATCGGCGCCAAGGTCGAAATCTGGATGTGGCCGCTGCGCAGCACGGACATCGACGACATGTACCGGCGCTTCATCGGGCAGGTACAGACCTACACCGTGGGGCCGACCGAGTGCGAGGTGCACCTGGTGCAGCGCGACGACTGGAACCGGCAACTCTCGCCGACCATCGTCTCGCGCGACAAGTTCCCGCGCGCCCCGGACCGTTCGGTGGGGCTGCCGCTCCCGATCGTCTACGGCAAGATCGGAATCCAGATGCGCCCGCCATGGCCGACCGATGCGCGGGTGTATGAGTTCGAGAAGTTCGCCGGCGGGCAGCTCGGTATCCCTGCGATCTGCGTGGACACCGGTCGAGGGGGAAGCGATCGCCAGAAGTTCGTAGTAGCTGCACACCAAATCAAGTCCCACTCGGACACATCTCTCGGCGCGTCCTACTATCTCGCCCAGGATGGCCGGCTCGTTGTCTTCACGCCAACGGCGCTCTTCAACACGCCGGACGGAGCCGGGTTCGAGTTGGCAGACGACTTCGCGAACGCATTCTTCCCGATCCGCATGACCGACGTCTTCGCTGGTGCTGCTGGCGGTGGATCGAATCTCCCCTATTCGATCGACCCCAACAACGAGTTGACGTTCACCCGTCTGGACAGCGACGCCGTCGGAAGCTCGCCCTACGTGATGGCGCAGTGGCGCGGGGAGGCGGTCAGTGCTCCAGGGGCCGGCGTTGGATCGACGTTCTCACTCGTATTTGCATACCGAGCGAACGTCGCAACGTGGGCCGGCGGAGCGGTCCTGAGCTTCTTCTACAACGGCAACTGGACCGGGTCCGGGCTCGCGAGCGGAGCGGTCAGCACGACTCCGGACTTCATCACCACCGGCGGCATCGTCCCGTCCAACTGGGACTACTCATCCATCGTCGTAGATGCGAGATGGACCGCGAACACCGGGGTCCCGCCTGCAGCACAGGCGCCGCCTTCGGGCGTGAAGATCGACGTCTTCGCGGTCGGGATATGGAAGCTCTACAAGCCCGACGCGAAGGTGTACAAGGCCACGGCAGCGGTGAAGCTGAAGAACGTCGTCGCTGACGCTCTGCGCAAGCATGCCCACTGGCCTGGCGGAATCCCGAATCCGATGCAGCCGAAGCTGGTCGCAACTCCGGACACCGAGGTGGAGAGTCCGTTCTACGGCACCATCGAAGGGGCGGTGGATGACAGCTTCGGCACCTACACCGGGACCAGCACGGCGCTAATCGAGCGCGCTCCGGACATCACGCGGCACCTGTTGCTCCATTTCGGTGGGCAGGATGCCGGCAGCCTGGAAGACGGCACCGGAGCACTGGGCAGCTTCCTGGACGCCCGCACCGACGACCTGACCTGGCGAAAGACTCCGATGCGCCACGGACTCCAGGTGGCGGAGCGCGCGGACTTGGGTTCGCAGATCGACATCGTCGCCAAGTCGGCGCTGGCCCAGTGCGTGATCGACGAGGAGACGGACCGTTTCCTCTGGATGCCGTGGCGCGATGGGGAGGG